AACACTCCAAACACAGCGAATACAGGGATTCTCTAATGCCATATCAGCCGCCTACTGAAGTAACGCCGAAGCTCATTGGAGAAGATAACTTCAATGAGATTTGTGATTTCATCAAGGACAAGGTTGCACACCTTGATCGGAGACTTCAGACTTTCAGAACCGAGAAATTGCCTGAATATGTGCGGTTGTACAAGGCTCGCCCGAAGAATAAAGAAGCCGACTGGCCTTGGCCTGGCGCAGCAAACTTAGTAATTCCTATCATTGGCACTGCCTCAGATGAGCTTCTTGCTCGCATTATGGGTGGAATCTATATGTATGATCCACTCTGGGCGGCGACAATGAGTGGAGGATTGCCGAAGAAAGATGGAGAAGAGCTGAAGCAGGTTGTTCAAAACTTCTTGATGGACATGGCCTATGCGCCAGATGAGCTTGACTTATACAGAGTAGAACAGAGCGCCTTTCACAGTGCAATCAAGTACGGCACAGGAATCATTTACACACCTTATGAGTACGAGACACAGGTAGTGCGTGAATATAAATCTGGTGGAACCTCGGCAGAGGATGGTCCAGTGGTTTCAGAAGATCGCATCATTACTAAGCGTGACGGTCCTCATCCTGAGTTATTGCCGCTTAACAGATTTATTTTTGATCCTTCAGTGCCAAAGCTTGAGAATATGAAGCTCTTTGGACATATTGATCCACTCGATATGTGGGCGGTGCAGGATCTTAAAGCAAAGAGTCCTTACTACAAACAGTCAGACATTGAGAAGTTGCTTAGTAGTCCTGACGCTGTTCAAGAAACAGAGATGGAAAGGGAGATCAATGAGCAGTTTTCGATTGATTCTTCTGGTGTAGACACTGGTGCAGCACGGTGGTACATCTACACAGTGTTCTTCACATACTATCTCAGCGGCAAGGAGTATTCTTTCCAGGCAAAGTATCACAAACGTACAGAGAAGATTCTGTGGATAGCTTTTAATAACTATCCTAAGAACATGCTTCCATATCAGGACATGAAATTAGCCTACGATGATGAATCTTATCTTGGCACAGGTTTTGCTGAGATGATTCACATGATTCAGAAGGAATTGTCAAACAATAACAACTGGCGTACAAATAATCGTAACATGGCGATGCTGGGTGTGTGGCGCGCTGATCCTGAATCGAAGCTTGGTTCTATGCTAGATGTGTTTCCTGGTGTTGTGTTGCCGGGTCGTAAGGATGAGATCGAACATATCAAAGCCGGCGCTGACATGGGTTATAGCGATGGTCCAGATCAGTTCCACATGGCAATAGCCAAGGAGCGTACTGGTGTTGATCCGGCTTCTGGTGGTACGGGTGGTGGGATTGTAAACCAGAAGCGCGGCATCTACAGCGCCGCTGGTACTTCTATGGTCATGGCGCAGCAGAATAACAGGAACAATCTTCGTACTGGAGATATGCGTTCTGCTCATGTGAAGTTAGGTTGTAAGTTTCTCACAATGTACTCAAATTTTGGCATTGGAGAAAAGCTCAAGAAATATGGTAGCGATGCTGAGAAGCTGAAGAAGGCGCTTGATCTCTACCGCGATGGTACACTAGGTCTGCGTCTTCGTCCAGCCTCGGCGTCTGCTAATAAAGAACTCGAAAAGCAAAACGACATTCTTATTTCAGATAGGTTTGATCGTTACTATCAGAGTCAAGCACAGATTATTCAAGCGATCAATTCTCCGGGCATTTCACCAGATTTGAAACAGTATTACTTGGAAATGCTTCTTGCGACAAGAGTATCAGCTATGACCTTGGCGCGTAACTTTAACCGTGATAATCCAGACGCGTTGCTACCTGACGTGTCAAAGATTATCGAAGCCGCGGTGCAGCAGATGCAGCCGCAAGCAGGAGCAGGAAATGGAAATCAACAAAATCGAGGATCTAATTCCATACCGAGTGGCTCTTCAGGAGCTATGGCTCAAGGAGGAGTTCCAGCCGGTGATGGGGTTGTTGAACAGTCTTAAAGAGGAGGCTCTTTCTTGGGCGAGGTATGATACGACTAAGGAAAGCGCTGATACTGTGAAAGCGATCTCAGCCAGAGTTAGTACACAGCTAAGAGTGACTGAGATACTTCTTGAGTTGCCACAAAGATTGAGAGCTCTCGAAGAGCAACTGAACCATCAAGAAGTTCAAACATTGAAAATGAAGCGCTCACAAGAAGGAGGCGAAGTCTAATGGCACTGTTTTCATGGCAGAAAAAGGTTAAGGATGATGGAGTTGAGGAGTTCGCTCTTCCTGATGAGTTGACTACTAAGATCGAAGCTGGCGCTAACGCGGCGGCTGATCTCACTCCGAAGGTGACTGAGATTCTCAAGTCACTAGAGGGGATTAACAAGTTTGTGGAAACGCAGACAGCCAAGGATGCAGCAACTACTCGTGCAGCAGCGGCGAAGACTTCTACTGAGTCTCAGTCCGAGCTTGAAGAACGTATCGAGGCGCTCATGCTCGAAGGTAAGACTAGAGAAGCCGTTGCTCTTGCTAGTCAGCCGGTCACAAACGAAGTGTTGCTGCTTCGTGCGGATCGGATCAAGCGTGAAGTTTTCGAGGATGCTGAGAAGTATCCTTATTACTCTGGTGACATCAAGAAAGAAGTCGATGCGCTTCTTGAGAATCAGCCAGTGGCGTTTAAAAACAACGCGCAGAATGTCGAGAACTGCTATCACACGATTTTGGGTAAGCATACACCAGAACTTGTGGAAGGTAAACTCAAGAGTCGTTTCGCCAGTTCAGAAGGCGGTCGTGGTACAAGTTCAGGTTCTGCTGGTAGCACTGCTGTAGCAGATGATAACAAGAATCGTCTCGCTACGTTGGAGGCAGACGAAAACGTCAGACGTGCTGCGAAGCATCTTGGGTTTACGCCGAAGGCTTACGCTGAAATTTTAGATAAGGAAGGAATCGGTTATGCCTGAGATCAATCACAAAGACGTAGCGGCAGCATTGAATGGTTCTCCTGTTTCTGCGGCGGCGCTTGAAGAAGCTATCAAGCGTGTTCTCGCCAAAGGAAAACAAGAGCGCATCGAAGCAGCGCAGCCAAAGGAGCCGAATTGGGCTACTATGACTGAGCAGGATGCGTACAAGGCTTCAACTTATATCCCTACAGTCGAGCACGAAGTGCCTGATTATATGAATATCAAGTTGAAAGATCCTGAGTACGAGGTTGTATGGGCCTCGAAGGATCAAAGAAGGATTGGACAGCTCATGGCGGAAGGGTACGAGTTTCTGATAGCAGAGCACGTACATCCTAATTTCAAACTTCCTCTGGTGTTCGATTCGGACAAGCACTATTGCTATGTGGATGTTATTGCTTTGCGTGTTCACAAGCGTATTCTCTACGGCAAACGTCGTGCAGGATTAGAGCTCTCACAACGTCAACTTGGAAATAATCGTAGACCGCCGGCGGCGAGGGTTTCAGGAACTTTCGATCTTCAGGAAGTTCCTATGAATCCAGAAGTAGGTTCATTCTACGATCCAGCAGCTTAACTTTAACCCTACGGTGTAGCAGGCATCGTCCTAACAGCAAATGAGGAGAGCATATGGCAGCGGCAAATCTTACTACACATCTGCCGATTCTACAAGTGCTGGAGAAGGCGGGTACTACGCCGTATACCAGCTCTCAACCCGAAGCAGCGGGACAAACTTTCTTGTCAGGAACTCCTGTGCAGTTGAACGGCGCAGGATTCGTACAAGCTTGGGATGGTACGACAGTGGCGGCTGGGATTCTAGGAGTTTCGGAATCCTTTGGTGCTAACCTTGGCAGCGCAGGTCTTGGTGCTCCTGTAGCGCCGTTTGGTGGAGTTACCGGAAACATAGCAATTCAAACCTGGGGTAGTGTGGTCAATCAGCCTCTGGGTGTGAATATCGCACTTGGTACGCCGGTTACTGACGGACGTACTTTGTATATGGAGCCGAATCAGGATAACATCTTCCAGGCTCTGTATGACAACTCCACTGGCACTGTGACCGCTAACTGGACTACCACACAGGCTACTGTTGGTGCTATTCTTGGTATGACCAAGGATGCCAATGGCTACTGGTATGTTGACGGTGGCAAGACTGGCGGTTCTGCTGTCGTGCAGGTCGTTGGTCTTCCGATGGGACCGGGACTCAACTCTCTTGTCAACTTTGTCTTCCTAACCGCAGCGATTCAAGTAGCTTAATCGAAGGAGATTTCTATGCCTCAAGTAAGAGCAAAATTCGCACAACTGATGCAGCCGGGGCTTAAGAAGATTTACTTCGATTGCCTTGACAATCAGTTGAAAGCGTCAGACTATCCCAAGGTGTTTCACGAGGTAGATTCTGACTCTGAGTACGAGCAAGAGCTTGAGATGGCAGGCATCTCGGTTCTGCTTGAGAAGCCTGAGAATGCCTCGACTTCTTATACGGAAATGAAGCAAGGTGCTTCTAAGAGAGTCGAGCCTCAGACATACTCCCTTGGTATCAGGACTTCCAAGGAACTGTATGACGATGACAAGTATGGCCTTGTCGGGAAGAAAGGTCCGACGTTGCTGGCACGATCTGCAGCGTTTACCAAAGAGATGATTGCATGGAATGTGTTTAATCAGGGATTCACGTCCTCGGTTACCACATTCGACGGCAATCCTCTCTTCTACAATACTCATGCTCTGCTCGGTGGCGCACAGGCTACAGCGATTGGTCCAGGATTGGCTGGCGTTATCTCTGCGCCGGGAACCTATCCTAACCGACCTCCTGTAGATGTGGATTTTTCAGTAGCTGGTCTACAGCTTGCTACCAATCATGCTGCTCGCATGGTAGATAACATGGGCTTCCCGATTCGGCTCAAGTGGGCAAGTCTCATTACTCCTCCTGAGCTTCGGTTCTTGGTTCGGGAGATTCTCGGTTCTCCGGGCAAGCCTTACACAGGGGATAACACGATCAATTCTCTGTTGCCTGAAGATTACAAGAATCTCGAAGTTCCTTGGCTTAATTCGCCGTCTGCTTGGTTCTTGGTTGCAGAAAAAGCAGACCACGCCCTGCAAGTGATCAATCGTGAAGCTCCTACAACGGATTTTGACGATGACTTCGACACTGATGCTATCAAGCAGAAGACTCGTATGCGTGTTGCTGCTTGGTGCCCGCGGTGGCAGGGAGTATGGGGCACACAGGGGCCGTAAAAGATTCACAACAGAATATCGTTGTGATAGTAGATGGGGGGCGCGATCCTGCTCCCGCCCCCCTACCTACTCTGAGGATTCAAAGTGAGCTTCTTTGCACAGACCGGATTACGCCACACACATCTTGCAGGTCCGTGGCATTACTGTGATCGGTGTGATAGTAAAACTAAGATCGCACTAATGAAATGGGAACGTGGACTTCTTCTTTGTTCGAAGTGCCAAGATTCTAACGGTACTCCGGGATTGCTTGGTGAGAGGGACATTAAGATAGCACAGGTACTCACCGATGGAAAAGAAGAATTTGCTCCGGTAGAAAAACTTCGTAATCCAGACTTTGCCGAAGAAGTAGAGGATTTCCTAGTTTAAGAGCGCGAAGGCGCTGGAAAAGGAGATGTTATGAGTATTTCTGAAGGAAGGTTTGAAGGAAACACGTCCTATCCAGACCTTCAGTTTTTTCTAGGTTTCGATGATTTTATTGACACGTCAGCACATGTTGTGAACGCGACGCAGGGTGCTGGACTTGCTAATCAGACACTAGCAGCTTCACTTGCTGCTACGTTGTTCTCGAATGTCGAGCCTTGGCTACGTACTGGTGTGTATGCGTCTTCGTATGACCAGGAGCAGTTTGGTACAGCCGCAGGAGTTGCTGGGCCTACGACTGTAGCAAATACCAGCGGTCCACTGGCTCTACTGCCAGGGATTCCGCCGATTCTTGCTGCTAACTTGGCAACGCTTGGAAATATGCAACGTGGACCGGTTCCGAAGGGTATGCAGATTGATAGCATGGATGTCATCTATACTGTCACTGGTGCGCCTCTTACAACTGCCACTGTTGGATTGACGAAGACAGTGTTTGTAAATAATACCGCACCGGCGGTTACAAACTTGATTGCTCTTGGAGCTAATGGTCTTCCAACCGCAGTACAAGCGCAACCTTATGTAACAAACGTGCCGGTTACAACTCCTGCGATGATTACGTCAGCAGATGCGGAGATTTTGTTAAATCTTAACCTGACTACTCCAGCCGGCGGCTCTGCTATCTTCTACGGTGTCGTGTTCCATTGTCACTACAACTTCAACTAAGAAAGGAGTACCGAGATGGCGAACGATTTCTCAGGGCGTATCTGGAAGATCACAACTGGCGGAACTACTCCTTTCGGCGCAGCGAATGTGAAAGTCAAAGGCGGTTCGTGGACTGGTATGACGGCTGCCGGACAGACGTTCATCATTACAGACGTAGCAGGTAGAGCTTTTACCTTTACCTCGTCTGGAGTAGACACGCAGGTAACATTCTACGAAATGGGTTGGCTCTCTGGACCGCTTACGTTTAGTGGTACTTTCACTGGAGAAGTTGACTTGTTCTTGGCAACTAAGTAGGAGTAAGCAATGGGCGCTATCAAGACAACAGAACTATCGAATGGTAATATCGGGCTTGAAATTACCTACGGTGGAAAAGAAGCTCCCTTCGGCGGCGTGGATACGTCTGCGCCGCCAGCTTATATTGACCCAAGGTGTTTTACAAATTGCGATGGGTTTTTGGTAATTGATGGAAAGTTGGTAGCAGTTACGATGGCTCCTGCCGATACACCACCGCTTTGGGGTGGTACAGCGGGTGTCTTGCTAATTGGATTTGGAAATTTCTACAGCACGAAATACGGTACCCTAAACTATGCACTAGGCTATATCGCTACAGCGATTGCGGCGACAGTAGGGCCACCGGCGACTCCTTCTGGGGTTGAGTACTCATTTTACATGACCGCGTGGAGTCCGTCATATCCTTCGACGTATTGGAATGATACGCTTAACTACACTCTTTATAACAGCGCCACACCTGCTATTGCGGCCTCTGTGACAGTCGATTTACAGACGATTGCTGGCGGCGGAGGACTTGGAGCTGGAGCGACGCTTACTATCTCAGCCGTCACTTCCGTGGGTTATGAGGGTATATATGCGGGAGCTTATTTTTACTTAAATGGCATTCTTAGTACGGTCACTATTTCTTTGGGTAATGGTGGAACTAATTATGTAGTAGGTGATAAGTATTGGGTGGTACAAGGAACCGATCCTGCAAATATCACGGCACAAGTTGTCATAGAAACTGTAAATCCTCTTACAGGTGCGATTCTTACGGTTTCAATCGTTCCAGATTCTTATACTGCTACTTACGTAGCAGCTAATGATAGTACTGGTAATCATGCAGCGATCACATCTAATGTGATTTCTACAGCTGGCTGGGGATACTCACTAGGTACAGCAACTCTCGCATTTTCACAACCTAGTGATGTAGTTCTACAGATTGCGGGTCCGGGAGGTAATAGCACATATACAGTACAAAGTAATGGAGCTACTCCAGTAACTCCAACACTTCCAGGTTCAGGCGCAATAATTGGTGTACTCGCATATGATAGTGATGGAGTCTTTCAATATACTTCAGGTTGGGCTTACACTTCAATAACAGGAACACTTGCAGAAATCGCAGTAGCTACTGCTACCTCTTCTTCTTATCCAAACGTAGGAGGAGTTAACTACTCTGTTGGTCAAGTGTATTATCTTGATGAATGTTATACAGCAGCTACGGCAAGTCAGGTCAAGGCGGCTGGGCTTAATGTACTAGAATTTATTTCAAATCCTCCTGTAGCTGTCAAACAAGGAACTGCAAAAGTTCTAATAACAGCCGTAGGAGCTGGTGGTTCAATTACAGGAGTGCAGATAATAGACTCTGGTTT